GGTAAGATTGATTTAGTTGGTGGTACTGCTACAGTTAATATTGATACAAAAGCAGGAATGACTGAAGGAACATTTGTTTTATTAAATAGAGATGTTCAATGCTTCACCTCAAATGAAACAGGATGGACTGCTGTTAAGGGTTCTGTTTCTGGCAATATACTAACCATTACCGCACAGGATAATAGTTGTACAGATACTATTTCTTGGATGGTTGTTGGTGAAAGACAAGATGATACTGTTAAGTCATTAGATATGACTGATAGTGAGGGCAACCTAATTGTTGAACCAGATCAACCAGCAGCAGATACAAAACATGCTGATGTTCAAGCACAGTTATAGGGGTAAATAAATGGCTATTAATTTTCCAAGCAATCCTAACGTAAACGATACTCACACCGCAAATAATATTACATGGAAGTGGGATGGAGCAACTTGGAAAGTTGGCATAACCACTTTTAATGCTGCTAATATTGTAGGTATTAATACAACAGGAACTTCAAACTTTTATGATTTAGACGTTGCTCATAATGTATCAGTAGGTTCTTCTGTAACTGCTGCAAGTTTCTTTGGTGACGGTGGTGGTTTAACAAATGTCGCTGGTACTACTGGTCCTGCTGGTCCTGCTGGTGCTCCTGGTCCTGCTGGTCCTGCTGGTGGAACTGGTCCTCAAGGTTCACCTGGTCCTGCTGGTAATCCTGGATCTACTGGTCCAGTTGGACCAACTGGTCCTGCTGGTCCTGCTGGTGGTCCTGCTGGTCCTCCAGGTCCTCCAGGTCCCTCTGGTGGTGGAACGGGTGGAACTATAGGAAGTGGATCATTTAATGCAACCGCAAATGGAACAGTTCAAATAGATAGTGTTACGAATTCTCACGTATTATCGGATTATGATTTATACTTTACTCACAGTTCTGGTACACAATCCCAAAAACTTACTATAGTAAATACTGGATCTACTGCAGAATCTCAACAGTTTGGTATTATGTTTAATAACAATTTACTTGTTTCTGTTGGATCATCTATTCACAATAGTAATCTTACTATAAATGTTACACCAGAGACAGGAATAACTGGTACAGTAACATATAAATTCCTTAGAACTGAGGTATCATGATTAGCACAACTTTAGATTCAAATACTGGAAGAGTTCTTGTTGTTCATAGCACTTCTGCTCAACCATATATGGTTTGTGTAAAGGATGCTGCTGATTGGTCAGAAATTCATAATTATATTATTGACGAAAATAATATAGATGATATTCCAAATAGGAAAATAGATTGTACATCAGAGATGCAGTGTTCTCCTAAGAGAAGTGTATATGAAATGTCTCCTGCAGAGGCAGATGTATTAAAAAATCATCCTAAAGTTGAATGGGTTGAAAGGTCTAGTTTACATAATGAATATGTGTTAGAGCAAAGAAAGTATGATGAAGAATTTGATAGTCATCTTTTTACAAATAGATTTAAATATAATGTTGTTAATAGAAGAACTTCAACTACTGGTGGTGGGAATCCAGGAGGCACTTTAGATTTTACTCAGTGGGGAATATATCGTCATTCTCATAGAGAAAATAAGTATATCAATGCTACAACTTTCTCTTCTGATATTCAATATACATTAACAGGAAAAAATGTTGATGTTGTTATTATGGATACTGGGGTTCGTTGGAATCATCCAGAATTTTTAAAACCTGAATATACATCTGTTGCTAATAGTTTAGCTTGTGAAACTGAAAGTAGGGTTAGAGATATATTAATTCACGGTGCATCTGAATATGGAATTAATTGGTCTTCTAATGGATTAACTGCACCTGGAACAGGATCGTTATCAAATTATAATGTTGCTGGTGCTCTATTGATGCATAGTAATGGTAATCAAAGTAGTAGTTTAAAAAATCATCACGGATCACACTGTGCTGGAACTTCTGCTGGAAATCAATTTGGACATGCTTTTGAAGCAAACATATGGAGTATTGCTTGTGTTGATAGAAGTGATCTTGGATGGTCAAATCCTTCTGATGGATTTGATTATATTAAAGTTTGGCACAAGAACAAACCAATCAATCCACTAACAGGAAGAAAAAACCCTACAATTGTTAATGGCAGTTGGGGTTTTAGACAATTTTGGAATTATAGTAATAATCATACAGCATCATTTAGAGGAACTAGTTACGATCAAAGTCAAATAAGTTCTACTGTTGCACCTGCTGTTCATTATATGTCTTATGGTTTTAGTACTTACAATGAATTCACTGCTAAACAAACTGTAGGTCAATCTGAAGCAGATGAAATATTTGATGATCCTGATTGTAAGGATATAGTATTTTGTTTTGCTGCTGGTAATTCAAATGATAAACAGGAAATTCCTGATGGGATAGATTATAATAATGAAATGACTTCTGCTACTTTTTACTATAGTTCTGGTTATGATCATTATTATAATAGATCTGGAACACCTGCTATATCAGGTGAAGGTAGGGAAGATGCTTCGATAGTTGTTGGATCTATAGATTCTACAAGACAAACTACTGGGGGACAAGAGAGATGCTCTTCTTTTAGTAATAGAGGTCCTGCTATTACTGTTTGGGCTGGAGGATCTCATATATTAAGTCCTTACGCTACTGGTTATTCTGATCCAAGAAATGGTGGATTTTATAATTATGCTATAAGTGGAACTAGTATGGCAACACCTCAAGTGTGTGGTGTATTGGCACTATATTTGGAATCTCAACCACATGCAACTAGAGCAGATGCTAGAAAATGGTTATTGACACATGGATCAAATGAAGTTGCTGACAGTGAATATTATGACCCATATCAAAGTAATGGTGCAACTGATTCAAATTATTGGGGTAACACCTATAGTTTGAAGAGTTCTCGCCGTAGGATTCTATACAATCCTTTTGCCAATAATGGAGAAGCATCCATTACTGGAATTTCATTCTCTCAATGATAAATATCTAAAAAATAAAGCACAATGGCAGATAACGGATTTGGTGTAAAGAAGATTAAATTGATTGGAGCATCTGGCACTCCAACAATTACAAGTCCAAATAATTTAAATTTAAACGCAGTAAACGTTGCTATAAGTACTGATGTATCAATCGGGGGAACGTGTACTGCAACTGAATTTAGTGGTGCTATTGCTGGTTGGATACTTGGTAATGATGGAACAGATCATTACACATTTACTGGTCCTGGATTAACTGGTACTGTATTTGATCCTGATTTAAATCTTGTCAAAGGACAGAAATATATTTTTCATAATAGATCTTCAGGTCATCCATTTAGAATTCAAAGTACTGTTAATGGATCTGTAGGATCACAGTATAATAATGGTGTAACTAATAATGATGGTTCTGCACCAGCTGATATTATATTTGATGTTCCTCAAGATGCACCTGATACGCTTTACTATCAATGTACTTCACACCCTAATATGGGAGGGAAACTTAACATAGTAGGTGTGGGTGCTACTGATACAACTTTAGATGGAAAGACTGATGGTACAAGTGTTTACTTAGGACCTACTGCTGGTGCAGCTAACACTACCGCATTTGGTAACGAAGTTGGTATTGGATATAGTGCATTACTTAACTCTGGTGGCAATGATAACACTGGTGTTGGAGCATACACTTTACAAAATGTTAATGGAAGTTATAATACTGCAGTTGGATCTTACGCTGGATTTAGTACTACTTCTGGCATTAGCACTGCATCAAATAATAGTTTCTTTGGATATGCTTCTGGGTATCTGAATAATGGAAATGGTAATTCTGGATTTGGTTACTATACTCTCTTTAAAAATATTGGAACAGAGAATACAGCATTGGGTATGTATTCTTTACAGAATAATATAAATGGAAGTTTTAATACTGGACTAGGTGTTTATGCACAATCACTAAATGTGAGTGGAACAAACAATACTTCGACTGGTTGGGCTACATTATACTCTAATGTGAGTGGTAATTTTAATTCGGTTCTAGGGTCGAATGCATTAAGAACAATTATCTCTGGAGGTTCAAATGCTGTTTTAGGTTCTGATGCAGGAAGGTATTTAACTGGTTCATCTAGTTATAATACATTAATTGGTAATGGTGCTGTTGGTGTTGGTACTACTTCAAACTATACTACTGCTATTGGAAATGCTACATTACTGAATAATATAGCAGATTATAATACAGCAGTAGGTGCTTTTGCAGGACAATATACCACAACGGGAAGTTACAATAATGCGTTTGGATATCTTGCTTTACAGAATAATATAACAGGTGAATCTAATAATGCAATAGGATATCGTGCTCTTGGAGTTTCTACTAATTCTTCTTATAATGTTGCACTTGGATATGAAAGTTTAGAATCTCTAACAACTGGCGATTATCATACTGCCGTGGGATATAGATCCCTTCAGAATCAAACTAGTGAAAATTTTGCAGTTGCTTTTGGTGCATTTGCATTAACTGCGAGTACTACGACTGTAGCAAATACTGCTATCGGATATGCTAGTCAAAATAAAACTGTAACTGCAAGTTATAATACTGCAGTTGGAAATGAAAGTTTACGAGAAAATATTGATGGTTCTTACAATGTTGCCATAGGAAGTCATGCAATTGGTATTGGAACTACTGGTTTTGGGAATGTTGCAGTTGGTAATTTTGCATTACATAAAAATATAGCTAATTATAATACTGCAGTAGGTTATAAATCGTTACAAGAGAATCAGTATACTGAAGGGACTGAAAATACTGCTGTTGGATATAAAGCATCTGGTATATCTACAGGTGCTGATAGAACATGTGCATTTGGTGCATATGCATTACAGTCATTAACAAATGGGCATTCAAATTCTGCTTTTGGTGTGAATGCATTAGGTGCAAACACAACTGGAAAATTAAATTCTTCCTTTGGTACATTATCAATGGGATTTAATATCACGGGAACGCAGAATTGTGTTTTTGGTAATGAAGCATTATATGAAAGTAGAACATCATCTGATAATGTTGCAATAGGATATAAAGCACTTAACAAGTTAAATGATGGTTCATCTACCAATACTGCGGTTGGTAGTTTTGCTCTTGGTTTCTTAGGTCAAAATCAATCATTCTCTATATCAGTTGTTAATGCTGCAGCAAGTGGATATACTGCGAGTGGTTCTGATAGATCTGCATCAGGTCAACCTGCTAATGGAAACAATCCAAATATTACTCTTAACATAGGAGATACAGCTACATTTAATATAAGTGCTATTGGTCATCCATTCTGGATTCAAACAACTTCTGGTGGATATAGCTCTTCAAATGTTCTTGGAACTGATGATGGCGTAACTAATAATGGGCAAGATAATGGTGCTGTCACTTTTGTTCCTACTACTGCTGGAACTTATTATTATGTTTGCCAATACCATGTTGCTATGCAGGGAACAATTACTGTTAATGGTAGTACTACACCAAGCACTGCTCTGGGATATGCTGCATTATACAAAAACACAGTTGGTGGTAATAACGTGGCTGTTGGTAAGAATGTTATGTTTGAAAACATTTCAGGCAACAACAATACTTCGATAGGTCATCTATCACATTATGGTAATAGTGGCTCAACTCATTCATCATCTGACTGTGTTTCTGTGGGACATATGGCAAATTATTCCCTTGATACAGGAAATCAAAATACTTCTGTGGGTAAATGGGCTGGATATTTTGTTAGTACTGGTAGTAATAATACTTTACTAGGGTATCAGGCAGGAACTGGATCATCACCATCAGGTTCTGTTAATAGTAATAGTAATGTTATTTGTTTAGGAGATAATAGTGTTACTAACATATATTGTAATGATACATCAATTAGTTCTTCGGATCTGAGAGATAAGACTGATATACAAAATTTTGATCATGGATTAGCGTGGATTAAGGAGTTAAGACCTGTTACTTATCGTTGGGATAAGCGTTCTTGGTATACTGAAGATCCAGCT